AACCACAATAATCATTATTACGACAACAATTCTAGTGTTGGCGGAATCTTTGTAATTGAAACGCCCAGTTACATATTTAAAGTACATCACGCTAGTGAAGGCATACATCAAGAAAAAACCGGCGAAGCTAGGTTTCATAGTAAGTGGTTAGAATTTAATCAACCTTACTACCGAAACGCTGTTCAGCCCGACTATGTGTTCAGAGAACCATATGACCCAAATCGTTGGACACGCTTCGGCTATCCGCCTTATCCTGTGTTACACGAAATAAACAGATTCTTTACTCATCACCCTCACTTAAATGTGAACGGTGTCGAACCTTGGAAAATACCTAACGAATAAATCTGTTATGTCTGGTCTTGCTGCTTTTACACGCTGCACAATCTCATCGTAGAAGTTCCACGCAAGCGGAACAAATACTACAGCATGGTCAATGTAGTGCAGTCGTTCGCTGCTATAGATAGGTATGTTCATACCTGGTGTTAGTAGTCCTTGCTTTAACTCATTGTCATCAATGATAAGATCAAGTTTAATTTTACCTGCATTAAGTACCGTCATACCTTTAGCGGCAGCACCATAACCTATTACAGTTTTTCCTAATCTTTTTTGTTGACCTACAAAGCTCTGCAATGCAGACAAGCAATTTAATGCGTTCGTATTATACTGCTTGTAGAACTCTAAATTGTATCTATGCGATTCTTTTGCTAATTGTTCAGCAACTGAGCTGTGTTCATTAGCAATCAATCCAATCTCAAACACATAACTAGAACCGTGAATGTCTGTAATGCTTACTTTGTTTAAATGCAATCCATTACGCTCGCATACTGCTTTCATACTTGATGTGCTAAAAAAGCTAATGTGCTCGTGATAGATAGTATCAAACTCATTGTTGTCAAACATGTATGCTTGACTAGTCTGTATAACCAACTTAGATTCATTTTGCATTACTAGCTTACAAGCCTGCAAAAATTCACTAATGTCAGCAGTGTGAGCAAACACGTTCTGCGCTGTGATTAAATCAAACACAGGTAACTGTGCAGCTATGTCTTTGTTCCAAAAATCACATGTTACGCTGTGACCTTTAGACTGTGCTGTCGGCACAAGATTTTCAGCAGCGTCAACACCCCAAGTTTGCCATCCTAGTTTTTTAAAACTGTCTAGCTGGCTTCCATCATTACACGCAATGTCTAAAACTTTTTGCCCGCTATACTGTTTAGCAAACCAATCAAAATAATCTCTAAGTGTCTTACTAGTGCCTGACACATAAAGGTAGTGCTTAAACAACTCCGCAGGATCTACGGCAATACTCAGCTGTGTGTGCCAGCACTGTTCGCAACCCATGAGTTTAAGTTCATACTCAGCGAGTTCCTCATCGGGCTTGTGGAAACTGTTAGCAGGAGGTTGTGTGTTAAGATCTAACACCACAAACAAATTGCTATTGCCACAGCATAAACAGTTATCTAACTTTTTATACATACTGTATCTTACTTATTCTAGGAGACCATACAACTGTGTTGTAGTTCTCAACTAATCTGCTGATAATTGTTTCAGCAGTATCTGTAAACTTAAACTTATAGCAATCCTTAAACTTGTCGGAATTTAATTCAAAACTAAAGTTGTTTGTTACTTCGGTGTTAACATCTAAGTCAACATCAAGTATATCAGCAGCCGAAGTTGCGAAATCCATAACACTGCCATTGAAGCTAGCTAGATTAAAAATTTCATGCTGTGAGGCAGGCTTTTGGTTAACAATAACTTCGAGTGCTCTTACACAATCATTAATACCTAAAATGCTTCTGTGATTGTTGCCGTTATAAACAGTAATCAAACTATTATCAATAGCAGATATAGTCATTGCATTAAGCATCAAGTCGCTTCTAGCGTAATTGTTGAAGCCACTCAGTGTACCTAATCTAAGTCCAATCGTATTACATGCTGCACCTTGTGCTACACGTTCGCCAATTTGTTTAGTTAAGTCATATTCAATCTTTGCAGGACCCAACTCCATGCTTTCAACACGGTTCAGTCCACCGCTTCCATATACGCTGCCTGAGCTAGCATATACAAGTGTTTGATTCTTAGTCAACTTGCTGACTAAGTGGCACAAGTTAGTTACATTGTTCTGCCACGCACTTTGCCAATTATCGGCACACATAGCCATGCTGCTGTGTGCTGCTAGCAAAATAACGTGCGAATAGTCTGCTAAGAAATCTTTGCTTAGATTTCTATAGTCTACTTTATGTGTTGGAGTAGATCCTCCAAACCAATGCAAGTCAACTGTGTCTGCATTTAAATGTTTTGCAACTGCGCTGCCAATGTAGCCGCTGCCGCCTATTACAAGAACTGTCATGTGTGTACCGTTTTCTAATTTAATTATTTAGTGGCTATCACAAATGCAGTTATTTAAAATGGTGCCCCAGCACGGATTCGAACCGCGGACCTACCGCTTACAAGGCGGTTGCTCTGGCCAACTGAGCTACTAGGGCATGAATTTTTACCACACTCTTAGGAATGTGGGTAGATAAGCATAGGACTCACCGGCACTCTGCCAATGTGACCACGCCTCAGGTCGCGGTCCTATGCTTATCTACTCTAGGTTTTTACCACCGGTGTTTTCGCCACCGGCTTCTCATCCCCTAGGCCGCCCACGTTAGTAGCAATTTGTTTAGAGTGCCTTGCAGGACCGCGTTCCCTATTAGCACTTTACACACTATATACTCAGGTTTTTATCTTGTCAACTACAAAATAAAAAACCCCGGAGTATTTCTACTTCGGGGTCCGCATAGTATATAGTTATATGAGTACAACCTTATACTGTGCTTCCCCCCTCTAGAATCGGATCATGATTTTGTCCGCAGAAGAAGACAACGCCTGACCAATAACTGGCCATACGATTCGTTCTTAATGCCGATTTTATCATTTGCGTCATCATAGTCCTTATTATACACAGAAGTTTGCTTCTGTCAACTTATTTATGCAACTTTATTTATCTTTTTTAAAATAAAGAATTTTTGGTACCCTAAGAGGGACTCGAACCCCCACTCTTGCGAAGCAGATTTTGAGTCTGCCGTGTCTACCAATTCCACCATTAGGGCCTTATTTAAACTTTAGATGCTTGTTTGCTTCTTTAAATTTTCTAACCATTGATCCAGATAATCGCCAGGCTTGTTTTTCCCAAGGCTGCTGACTATAAGATGTATCTGTATGATCGATACCTTTCCAATAGCATTTGGAATAGTATGTAGTCCATTCTTTTTTAATACTTTGTTTGACATGAATCATTTCATGCATGGTGGTTTCAAGCAATTGAAGAATACTTTGTTTTTTCCACAGTTCCATATGAAAGCTATTGTAACCAGCAGTATTTACAACAGACCCATAATCACCGGGTAGTAAACTTACACCGTCTTGTTTCTTAAGCTCAACATTAAGCCGTAGAGCGCGGATGTTAGGCAACTTTAGATTGATATAAAATTTGATGGCTTTTTCAACCAGCTTACGCTGCTTGGCGTTTCCGCCCTGTATGGAAAGTTCTATCATACTGTGTCCCTTTCACTGTGTAGCCTTTTAATTATTACATGTTATATTTATCACACCATATACTATAACAAAAAACTTCGCTGATGTCAACTGCATTAACAGAGTACTTAAAAATCAAAATTATATAGGGATAAATCTTTTAGATTAGGATCAGTTTCAATGATAGTTTTATATGAAGTAGTTAATTCAACAAAATCAGGATTATGATCTAGGCGCTGATCTAGTGTAAAAAATTTAAAGAAGTTTTTATACCAAAGTTGCTCAGATAGTATATCCTCTAGTGGATATCTAAATTTTAGATCAAATTCGTTGTAAATCCCGCTATACAATGCCATATGTTTCTTTAAATCTTCAAAGCCTGTATTTTTTAATATTGGCATTTTAATATCGACACCGAGAGATCTATAAAATTCCGTCTTATAGAGCATACCGTTAATCTTGTTAGATGACTGAAAATATGAACTATAATCATCGGCTGTTTTATGTAAAGTATTGCACAGATAAATCCCTTGATCTGCTGCTAACTGAAGATTTTGTTTATACCCCAAATATAAGGATTGCGGATCTAAATAAAATAGTTCTTTAAATAAAATTAAATTATTCTTACTCGCATAGGTATAGTAAGGTGCAGCAATACTTACAATTTGATCTTTTAAAGATGTTTCTACAGTAGAATGGCCGTTGGCCCATTTATAGTAATAAAAAATAGGAGGCTCGCCGCCCATAATCACAGGAGTTGAATTATCTAATTTAGACAGAAATTTTAAATGGCATGCTACCTGTGGACTTGATGTTTTATATTCTAATGCTAGATCAACTAATTCATTACTGTTTAAGAAATCATACAAATCAATATCAATGATCTCTAAAGGAATGGCCAATTCATCGCATAGTCGCTGACTAGTAACTAAATCTCTGGCATTTATTACAGAATCTTGCCAAAGGCCCGCATAAGTTATTGCTCGTACATTTACCCCTAATTTTTTCGCTGCTTGTAATGCAAATTGGCTGTCAATGCCGCCGCTCAGACATACTTTAGCTTCAGTAATATTACTAAAATACTGTGCCCAAATATCCCATATAGTAATACTATTATCAGGTTTTACTATGGTTGATTTTACTACGGTTCCCGAGTCCGTATAGCTAACTTCAAAGCATTTCCCTAACGATATTGTATCAACCATAATCACTTTCTCAATAGTACAAAACTGATAAATACTTATATAAATATAGCGACATTTAAACGCTAATTTGGAGCCAACATGAAATATTTAGTAGCACTAGATCCTAATCTTTATGCAGATAATGCAGCAGCGGTGGCCGCCATTACTGCTACAGGTGCTGGAATCGTAAACAATTATGCTTTTAATTTAACATTTGAGATTGAAGCTACTGCCGAACAATTTGGTAGTTTAGCTGGCGTGATTATGTCACAGGACTCAGGCGTTTCAGTTAATGTTAAATTACAAATTGCAAACACTGACCACTTGCGCTATTGCACAGGTACTACAGAAGATCCTAGACCCTGGAATCCAATTACAACTGGTGCAGGTGAATACATATATCTAGTTGATACTGGAGTTAAGAAATCACATGCAGAATTTACTGAAGCTGATATTGTAGATCTTTGGAGTAACTTTACAAATGATCCAACTATAGGTTTATATGATGATGAAGCTGGACACGGTACTGCTGTAGCAAGTTTGATCGTTGGCTTACGACAGGGCGCGGCAAAAAATGCAACATTATACAATTTAAAATTATTCAATGAAAACAATGGTAACATTACCATTGGTGAAATCATTAATGCACTAAATGCTGTGCTGTATCATCACAATGGTAACTTACTTTCAAAAACAAAAATTGTTTGTTTGCCCTGGGTAATTCCTCAAAATAATTTTGTTGATGCTAAAATTAACGAAATGAATGAGAACAATCTAGTTGTTGTATGTGCTGCCGGTAATGACGGTGCTGATGTAAATTTATATTCTCCAGCTGGTGTTACAAACGTTATCACGTGCGGTGCATATGATAGAAATTATAATGTATCATCATTTACAAATGCTCCATGGGGTGGAACTGGTACAACTGGTTTTGTAAACTATGGTGCTGAGTTAGATATTTTTGCATTAGGTGTTGATATCGATGTTGCTGCTACTAGCGGTACCAACGATTATGCTACACTAAGTGGTACCAGTCTTGCAGCAGGTATTGTAGCGGGTATTGCAAGTCATTACACTTCTCGATATTCAACCAAAACTGCAAAACAAATCAAAGACATTATGATTCAGGAAGGTCGTTATGAAGGTTCTACATTGTTGAACTTTGATAACAGTGACCCTAGCGTAAACTATAATCTTGTTAATAAATCAATTATTACCACAGACAATGCTGATTCGGCACAAATTGCTTCTGTCCCATCCGGTAAACTATTAAATGTTCAGGTTGGAACTTCAGCAACAGCTAATATTGGTTTGAATCCAAGTGCAACAGAATTAGCCGCACTTGACTTTGCACCAACACCTCCATTTATTACGTTTGATAATACAACCGGTGTAGTTTCAGTTGACGCGACAAATTTATCACCTAATGTTCAAGTGCCCGGTGTTTATATTTTTGCCATTAAGGGTAAAGTAAACAACAGTATTGTTGTCGAAGAATATAGCGTAGGTTTATTTAATACCAGTGAAGATGAATTGGACTCAACTAGCCAATTTTACTACGATGCTGATTCAGATGAATATGACTTAGTAGTATCATATCAGGTAGCACCTGCAAATAAAAAATAATTTACTCAAAATAATGTAAAATTTAGAGCCCGTATTTTAAATAATACGGGCTTTTTTATGACCGTACATATCGATCTTACTACATCAAATACCGTTTATAATCCATTCAGCGCACAGGGTAGTTGGATACAACACCGTTTTGGCAAACGAGATTATCCTGATACTGAGCTAAATCTAGCTAGAGTAATCAATTATCTTTCACAAATTGACGATCAAGTTTTTTTAATAAGCTCTTTTGGTGACTCATTGTGCTATAGTGGTATTAGTGATTTATTAAAACTAAACAAAAATTTTATCATTCATTCATACGCCAACATAAAAGATGATAAATTATTTAATCTGTTAGGGGAGTCTACTAGTACTGCTGTAATTAAGTTAAGCGGAATAGATCAGTTAGCAGATAAGGTTTACTTGAATTCAAAATGGGATACTATAAAGAATAATATTTCCATATTAAAAAGTAAATGTTTAATAGAGTTTGAACTGTTTGATCATAACGCCTACCAAGTAGAAGCATTACTAGAACTGTGCGATAAATTTAATATTAAATTAAAAATAGTACCAGGTACTAGTTTAAATGGTGTAGTATTATCAGGACCCAAACGAGGTTTTAGCAGCGTAATAGACGAAAATAAAAATTGGTTATATGATGTTATAAGCCTAAACTCACCGTTTCCGGATGATTTCTTATCAGCCGCTGATATGCTAAAATTTAATATTAACGCACCCGATGCATCTAGACTAGTTCAAACTACCGAAGGATATCAAACACTGAGAACCTTTGTAAAAGGTTCAAAAGGAAAAACTATTCTAAGTCATCCGTTAACCTTCAAAGTAAAAAATGAAAAAAGTCAAAGACCCCTAAAAGGTTTTAGTTTAAGTGTAACAGGACATGTACTTCCAAGCGAAAGTATAACCAAGTGTTTTTCAAATATGCTTTGCACTGATTGGAAAGTAAATCACAAAGATGTGTTCACAGGTGATCAAACTAATAACTATCTGCTTAACATAGCAAAACTAGTTAACCAAATTAACTCGCTAGATCTTAATAAAATACACTACAGTAATAGTTTAAGAAGTGTGTTAAGCTACCTTAGTGATAGCGATATCTGATATATTATTGCAAAAATCAAACGGACATTCAGTTTCAGAGGATGGCAATTCCCAACTGTCTAAATTAGAAATGTTACCAAAGTGCTTTGCGCCACACCAACTACTGTAGATATCACCACTTGCATCAATATTAATGCTTTCAAAACCTAGAGAGCATTTCATACCCTTAAATTTATTAAGGCCCTCATTTATAATTAAATGACTCTGAACATACTTTGCTGTACCATCATCGTAGAGAAACTCTGTCATCCATGCAGTAGGATCCGGAGGCGGAGGCTGCGGTGCGTCAGGGTCGGGCGGCGGACAGGGTCTTGGCTTGATACCAGGGCGTCGGAGCACTTCTAATTCAGTTTCATTATAAGGCCAGTATGTTTCTTGCTTACTGTTACGACCTAGTAGCTTTGCGTACATTGTTTTAACGCATATACTTACACTATCGTATCTATTACGTTCGCAATTTAAAAATAGATTTCGTAAATCCTCAACCCATTCTCCCAAAGATTCTACCTCGCCTGCAACACCGGCAATATTAATATCTATAGTAACATGATCTTTGATTTCATTAATAACAGCAACTAAATGCTCTCTAGTCTGCGTTTTTGGATGAAAAGTAATCACAACACCGTCTAGGTATTCCTTAGCTTTACTCCACCAATTTATAGTTCTACTGGCATTTGTAAAAACAACGCTGTTTGTCCTATACTCAGATATGCGTCGAATGATATCTTCAAATCCGGGCATAACTGTAACTTCGCCGCCGATAAGTTCAAAGTCAACTCTTTTGTTTTGATTATTATAATGCGTACATAACCTATCAACAGTAGTAAGGTATGTGTCCAGAGACAGCCATGGCCTGCTGCCATCGTGTAGAATAGGTGGACAATATTCGCAATTATAGTTACATTGGTTACCCATGTTCCACTGAACACGAATATTACCAATTGGACCTCTGGCATGTGGGCCTTTTACGGACACCAACTTTGCCATGTTATCTTCCTACAATGACTGTAGGAGCACCTGCAATAACAGCATGTCCACAAGCCGCAGTACTTAATGATTCAACTGCAACTGCTTTAAATTCAGCAAAAACTGTAGTACTAGCTGTAATAATAGATGGTTGAATATGTGGTGCTTCGCCGTGAGTGGCAACAAGATCGTTAATAACGCTCACTGTTGAATATTCAGCTTTAACAGTAGGAGCACCTGGACCAGTAATGACTCCTGTTCCTGCTAACGATGCTGTTACTTTGGCTATCCCTGGCATAATATTATTTATGCCGGGTCAGCGTCGTCTTCGTCGCCTAGTTCCTCTTTAACTAGATCTAAGTATTCTTCTGCTGTTACTTCGCTGGTTTCTAATACTGCAAAAATCTGATTGGTATGTAAAAATACTTCATCACATTTTGCTGTTAGGGCAAAAGGAATTAACACTACGCTGTCGCCCGAAATAACCACAATCTTTGGATGGTGGATTGTTAATACTGTACCTTCTTCATTAAAGCCCATTAGTCGTGCAACAATCTCATCACCTTTATGTGACTTAATAGTTACAACTTTACCTGCTAGTGATTTTAAATTATACATAATTATAGGCTCCCAAGTGAACCATAATCAACAGGTTCTTCCATTTTATTCTTAATACCATCAACACCCAAAGTGCTTAATCCAGCAAAGCCGCCTTCAACAAATAGCTTTCGTTGGTAATAGATTTGAGGCATAGTTCTATGGCCTTCATTTAATACAAACTCTCTAGCTTCTGTGTCGGTTTCAATATTGATTTCTTCAAACAGTATATTGTTATTTTTAAGTAGCGCCTTAGCCTGTAAGCAATAACCGCAATTGTTTTTTGTGTATAGTGTTAGCATTTTATAAACTTAACCCCTTAAATGTATCTTCTGTGACATCCTGCTTGGTGCCGCCAATTATATAACTACTTATTTCAGTTTCTTGTGGTGCGACTTGAACTTCGGCGCCGCTGATCCACTTTTGAGTCCAGGGTAGTGGGTTACTTCCTGGTGATTTAAAAGGTGTTTCTAAACCAACACTTTTCATGCGCTTTGCAGCAATCCATTCAACATATTGCTTTAAAAGATCTGCGTTAAGTCCAATCATTGACCCGTCTTGAAACAAATAGTCTGCCCAGTCCTTTTCCTGTCTAATTGCATTCATAAACATTTCTGTGCATGTACCCTTTGTTTCTTCTGCAATCTTAGCAAAATCGGGGTCATCAGATGGAAGTACCTTTAGCATATGTTGGGAACCAGCTAGATGAACATTTTCGTCTCGGGCAATTAGTTTGATAATTTTAGCATTGCCTTCCATTTTCTTTAGTTCAGCAAATGCCCAACTACAGGCAAAACTAACATAAAAACGCACACCTTCTAGAATGTTAACACTCATTACGGCTAGCCAAATCTTTTTCTTGATATCATATAAGTCAACAACTACTTTCTTTCCGTTGACTGTATGAGTTCCTTCACCTAGCAGATTGTACCAGCTGACAGCTTCAATAAGATCATCATAGTTCTTACTAATGCTTTCAGCACAGTTAACAATTTCCTTCATATCTTTCATTTCATCAAACACCTTACTAGGGTCGCTGTAGATGTTGCGAATGATATGAGTATAGCTGCGGCTGTGAATAGTTTCACTAAATGCCCAAGTTTCAACCCAAGTCTCAACTTCAGGTAAACTAACAATAGGCAAGAAAGCAACATTAGGGCTGCGGCCTTGAACGCTATCAAGCAAAATTTGTCGTTTTAGGTTGCTGGTAAAAATATGCTGTTCATGGTCAGTAAGATCTCTAAAGTCCTTACTATCTCGGGTCACATCAATTTCTTCAGGTCGCCAAAAGAACCCCAACTGCTTGTCAGTTAGTTTGTCAAACTGACGATACTTTAATGTATCGTAACGCTGCATAGTTACTGTACCGCTAGCGTCTAAAAACATTGTAGCAGTGGTGTGATCTTTACGATTGTTAGAATTGAAAACCGAATATGTCATGATATGTTACCTTAGATTTTGCACGAATCGCAGTCTGCGTCGTCATCTGCACCTAGTGCTAACGGCGTTTCTGCTTTGTTGATGTCAACTTCGCCTTGACCATCATATGTATTATTATAATATAGTTGCTTCCCACCGTACTTGTAGAACATTACGATATGCTGAAGCAATAAACTCATTGGAATTTTTTCATCTTCAAAATGCTGAGGATTATAGCTGGTATTAACACTAATACCTTGATCAATGTACTTTTGTAGTACAGCACAAATCTTTAGATAGCCCTCTGGGCTCTTTTGTTCCCAAAGAAGATCATATTTGTTCTTTAATCTACGATACTCGGGAACAACTTGCTTCAGTACGCCATCCTTACTTTGCTTTACACTTACATAACTGCGAGGAGGTTCTATACCATTAGTACTGTTGCTGATCTGTGCAGATGTTTCTGCGGGCATAAGTGCCATTAAGGTACTGTTTCGAATACCGTAAGTTTTTAGGTCTTTGCGTAAAGACTTCCAATCCATACGCTCCTTATGCTTTACAAGTTCATCAACTTCCTTCTTGTAGGTTTGATTTGGCGTAATTCCATCTGCATACTTGGTTTCGTTATTCTTAAGACATGCACCCTTTTCACGAGCAAGTTTTACGCTTGCCTTAATAAGATAATAACTCCATGCTTCTGCCCACTCATCAACAAGATCTAAATTTGGATTCTGATAGTTAGTATCATTCTTAGCTAACCAGTACGCAAAGTTAATAATGCCAACACCTAAGGGTCTACGATTCATTGTACCTAGGTGAGCAGCAAGTACTGGATAGCTCTGATAGTCTAGTAGTTCGTCCAACGCACGAACAGCTAGTTCACATGGCTTTTCAAAGTCTTCTGGGTTCTTAATATTTCCCCAATTAATAGCACTTAATGTACATAGGCTAATTTCACCATCTGGGTCGTTGATATCCTTTAATGGCTTAGTGGGCAAATTGATTTCACAGCACAAATTACTTTGATGAATAGGTGCTAAATCTTCTTTGAATGCCCCATGGCTATTAGCATGATCAACATTCATTAGATAGATACGGCCAGTATCTTTACGCTCAGTTACAAACGCACTAAACAGATCTACTGCTTTAATAGTCTTTTTACGAATACGAGAGTTGCGCTCTGCTGCTTCATATAGTTCTCTAAACTTATCTTGGTCAGCAAAAAATGCGTCATACAAGCCAGGAACATCATGTGGCGAGAACAAAGTAATGTCGCTGCCTGTAAGTAAACGCTCGTACATTAGTTTATTAAACTGTACACCATAGTCCATATGACGCACACGATTGTCTTCTGTGCCTTTATTGTTCTTTAGTACTAGTAGGTCTTCTACTTCGAGGTGCCAGATTGGGTAGTAGAGTGTGGCTGCTCCGCCTCTAACGCCGCCTTGCGAGCAGCTTTTGACCGCGCTCTGGAAGTGCTTATAAAACGGTATGACACCAGTGTGGCTAGCATCACCGTTCCGAATGGGAGAGCCAATAGCCCTAATGCGACCGGCGCCGATACCAATTCCTGCTTTTTGAGATACGTACTTAACAATTGAGCTCGCTGTCGCATTAATACTGTCCAAACTATCATCTGTTTCAATTAGCACACAACTGCTAAATTGACGTTGTGGTGTCCTTACACCTGCCATAATTGGCGTGGGTAAACTAATGTCAAAGGTACTAGTTGCATCGTAGAAATCTTTAACATACTGCATACGTGTTTCTTTAGGGTAACGTCCAAAAAGAGTTGCCGCAATCATGATATACGCAACCTGTGGTGTTTCAAAGATTTGCTTGGTTGCACGATTCTGCACAAGGTACTTGCCGCGGAATTGTTCCATGGCAGCATAAGTTAACAGGTTATCTCGATCATGCTTAATGTAAGCGTCGAGTTCGTTGATTTCTTCAACTGTGTATAATTCTAGAATCTCTTTATCATAGAAACCTTTGTTAATATTTAACTTAATAATATCAAACAACGAAGGCGGTAGGAACTCGCCATAAACATGTTTACGCAGATGATAGTTGATTAGTCTACCTGCAACATATTGATAGTTAGGGGTCTCTTCGCTGATTAGATCAGCCGCACTTTTAATTAGCGTTTCTTGAATATCAGAACTAGTAATGCCATTATAAAATTGAATATGACTCTTAATTTCAACTTCGCTGGGACTTACACCTGTAATTCCATCACATGCATGAAAAACCACTTTGTGTAGTTTATCTAAATCTAGTTCTTCCTTGCGTCCGTCGCGTTTTGTAATAAGATATGTTTTTGACATCTTTTAGTCCTGTGTCTTTGAAAATAGTATTATTGTTATTGTACTAGAGTATACTTATCTTGTCAATAACTAAATTTATCTAATGCTATTATGTGTCGCATATAGCGGGTTGAATTGTCAAGAGCAAATTGCTCGCTGACTATCTCGCCAGGTAAAAAGTTATAAACAAGGTTATTGTCTACGAAGATTAAACCAGTAGCACCGGTTATGTGATTACTTACCACATCAAAACAAAGCTCTGATGGATTCACGAGTTTAAGGTGCAAGAGTGTACTAGTAATAATAAGTGTCAAACTACTCTGACAGAAATGTCCGTATTTGACTATTTCAAACACATCAAGCCAATTATCAGGTGTATAATAGTCTAAATATCTAGTTTCTATCTTTACACTAGCAAAAGCATCCACTACAGTCTGTGCTGTAGCATTCTTAGGAAAAGTTTGCCTAAATTTTCTCCAGGCGGCGAGGCGATCTATATCATTCTGTGTCTTTGTAAACATAAACTATCTTTAAGCTGGCAATGAAGACCAGCGTCTTACAATGTATTTAACTTCTAAGTCGGTGTTAGGAGATAAATTATTCGTTGCATGTATATTGATAGTTGTATTGCCTGCCATGTGCGCTGCTAAAATTAAATTACCTGTTAAGCCGGTATCTAACATTTCAGATGAAATGTCCTGGAACAGTACAGAGCCATTACCGCTAAGGAAGTCACTTCTACCGCTTAAATGCATTGTTCCCATTCTTTGATACTTTGAAGTTTCTGTTGATGCTTCAGTGATTGTATAATCAATGATATAAGAATCATAAACTGAAATACTTTGTTGCATGTTTAGAACAGCAGCATTAGCAGCATTAAATGCAATAGATGCAGTATTCATATCAGTATAGGAAACTGTTCGGTCGCCAATTACTGCCGCTGTTCTAGTTTGCAATTCAATATTGGTCTTAAGATTTACTAAGCCTCTAATATCCTTACTAGTTCTTTGGAAATAAATGTCGTTAACAACACTATTGAAGTCTCTTGCTTCGTCTCGGTGATCGAAGTCTATTTCGTCAAAGGTATTATCAATATTTAAAGTATATGTTCCTAGAGATCTTGTCAGTGCTGTGTTAGTGCTGTAAACCTCGCCCACTTTAGCCGAAGTAAAAATGTTTACATCTTCAGATTCTAAACAGGAATTAAGCCACTTTTCTAACTTTGCTTTAACAGTACTATCCTTAGTATACGACCCAGGAGTAAGTTTTAATACACTTAATGTTGCTGTATCAGGATCCTCATGAATACCAAAATCTAAACCAACGCTACTAAATGCAGCCTTATGAGTAAAATACACAGTATCGACGGTATCCGGTATGAAGTTTAATTGAGGATAATCATCTACTGCATTTACTACTGCTATAGCGCCACTTATTGTTGTTTGACTACTTAGGTCAATGCTTCTTACAGGCGTTACAAAGGTATTTGCATATGCGGCAGCAAGAGATGGTTTAATATCCATTGTGACATTTGCTGTCGGTAAACCACTTGCTGTAATAAAGAAGGTATTATCTCCAACAGTTGAAATTACTTCTATACCATTAGGAATAGTAAAGGTGTCGGAACTGCTAGCTATGACAACACTTTCACCAGAATCAAATCCGTGTACCGGTGAAAAAATCTGTACAGTATTAGCACTTAGATTAGCACCAAAATTCATATATCTTAAATCACTAGTAATGTTAGCTGCAAATAATACAGATGAATTACCAGATATAGTAAAAGATGTAGCAGCAGCATTAACATTTGATACTAGGAATGTGTTACCGTTCAAATAGGCGCTCGAATTTCCGTTTAAATAAACATAATCATTATTGGAAATACCGGCAATATTTCCAACAAGTTTAATTGTAGCATTAGCGCCAAAACTACCAACTACATTAGCAGTAACTTCTCTAGCTGTTTGAGAAGCGTTTGATGGAATGGGTACAGTTACAGATGTGCTAGTGTTTGCTGATATCTGAAATACTTTACCGTCTAGGTATCCGCCATCTGTGTCATTTACATATACATAATTATATGGGCCTGCAACACCATATGGATGCTCTAATCCAACATTAAAAACAAGTGATGTGTTTGATGAGTTAACAGTATTAGCAGCTATTTTCTCACTGGTTCTACTTACTAGCAGATTGCCCAATACAACGTTAGCAGGACTTGAAATAGATGCAGTACTGTCTGCTGTTACCGCAATATGCTTTTGTTCTAGGCCAATTAAACCTGTTCCGGTTGATGAACATACTGTTACAAACTTCGGATTAATTTGTCTATATGTAGGAATATTATATGCTGTATAGAAACTTCTCTTATTAGTGCCAGCATAAATTGTACCAATAAATGTTACGCCGCCTGATTCAGTATTGGCGTTCGAAAGTGCATGAAGAATTGCGGCATTACTATAATATGCTACAGTAATTTCATCACCAGGGCTTGGAATATTTCTAAAAGAAATAACATGACTATTGCTAGCTAAGGTATTAGCACTAAAACTATAATCCTTAGATGCAGCAGGCGATACATTGCTGTTGTCGCCTAATAGTAGAACGCTATTTCTTAGTACAGTTAAATCAGTTGCAGTAAAAGCAGCATTGCTTACTGTACTCACAATATTATCCGGGACAAATGACAGCGTGTTAGCTGTGGTAATTGTTTGATTTGATGTGAGAGTAACAACGGTATTACTGTTTGCAGCACTAATTGCAGCTACACGAACAATACCTGGAATATCAGCACTTTGAACACGATCACCTACATTAATACTTTCGTCATAAGTATCTAATTCAATAGTTGTTGAGGTAACATTAGCAATAGAGTTTGCTGTTGCAATAACTCTAGAATTTGCGGCAAAAACTGCTAATCCAGAGGTTCCATATGTATTTGATGATAGAGCCCAGCTGGCAGTTTTAGTAACACCATCAAAGGTACCACTAGGAAACTTTTTGTAAGGAATAGTAAATGAAATTAAATTATTGTTAGCGATACTTTGTGTAATCGACTTTGAGTTAGTTGTTGACTCAAAGAAACTTATTTTATTATAGTTACCGCTGATAGCGTCGTCAGGATCAGCACCAATAAATAGCTGTCTACTGTCAACTGCGAATCCTAACTCGCCCGGACGTAATGGTTGGGGTAGGTCCTGCTTTAAACCTCTTCGGTTTTGAATTCGTGATATAATTACATTTGCCACTGTTAAGTCTCCTGAACTTAACAGTATTTATCACTTTGAACGATAGTAATCTTCTAAACGCTGTGCCCAGCGATCACAATAATAATCAAACTCGTTGCCTTCTATAATATAATCGCCAAATTTAGCGTCGCGATCTACCATTAAAATTGCAACTTTTCGTATGTTTGTGCCATACATTTCGTTGTGCGCTAGCGCATATGCACAACCCTGTAAAAAGTAATCCTCGATCCATTCACGCTTTTTTAGCTTTTTAGAAGTCTTATAGTCAATGATCGATTCTGCACCTTCATATATACCAACGCTATCTGTGGTGCCGGCATAGAGTCCCTGAGCTAGTAAGCCTACCTCAACACCCCAAAGCTCATTGACTTTGGATAAACCCTGTTCGATCATACTCAGCGTCATTTTACGAGCTAATATACTTACAAGATTATTACCAAAGTTATCCCATTCTTGTCCTTTGACATATTTTTCAATAGCATTGTGAACTTTAGTACCAAGCCCCGCGGCCTGCTGACTTTGGCGATTGGCTTCTTCTTCGCCTACTCGCTTCTTCCATTCAATTAGATGAGTTTTATCAGCAGTACTGTCAAGAATAGTAGTAACACTAGGCACAGGCTCATCGCCTTCGTTGCCCACATACAGTCTACCTAATTCAGTTTGAAGTCTTTTTAATTTTGGATAAGGAAATTTTTCTACTAGCATTAAACAACTATAACAAATAAATCAAGTTTTGTCAAGGTCTAATTACCAGGAAATGTTCCAAGTAATAGTATCCTCGGTTGTAGTATTAGTTAGAATACTAACACCATAACCTAGACCAGTAAAGTAATCCTTTACATAGTTGACTTGATCTAATTTTGTTGCATCATTAGTAACACCATTATAGACATTATAATAAACATTACTGTCAGTCATTGTGGTATTACTGGTAACATTGGCATATAATACACCGGCATCAATATTTGCTAGTACTGCGGCTTCAATGCTGCGAATCTCACTATGTATAATGCTGTTGTTGCGAGTATCGCGTCGTGCTGTTGTAGCATTGACAAATATGTTAGCCATTATAGATCCGCCTTAATGTCTTTCATTGCTTGATTGCCTGCAAGTTTTGAAACATCAACTGCTTGTTCAGCATCTTTGTTTAAGTCTGCAGGTAGTTCGTTTTTTGGTATAATCTTATCTTTATCTACGCTGCTAGCAAAGCCACTCTGGTCTACTGCTTGAATAAGCTCATCGGTAGATGTAACATAGCCCTGTCGTGCTAGTAATGATTTAAACTTTTCAGTTTTAATTTCTTTAATACCTTTAGACATTGCTCGTGTGAGAATATCCTGAACAGCAACGATCAGTTCGCCGTAATAACTCTCAGTTAAAACAATATCACGAATTAGCATTAAATTGCTGCTCTACCTAGTGGTTCTTCTTCTGGACCTGCTGCTGCTGGTTCATTAACATCTATTGCTGGTTCTTCAGCATCAATTGGTTCTTCTTCTGGCTCAGCTAATCCGCCTGTGTCGCCAACGGCACCAGCTACCTCGCCTCCAGTTAATTGTGCAACTGCATCATCTAAGCCTGCCTTAGTTGCTTTTGCATTTTCTAACTGTGCTGTTAACACACCTGATACTGTATCACTGAATGCCTGTGCTGTGCTTGCGCCCATTTCACTACGCATTTGATCTGTAATAGCTGGAAGTTCTTCGTTGATCATGCGTCCGATACGCTCTACTTGATCTTGAATATCATCAGCCATAGCACGAACTGCCATTACAACTTCAGCTTGCTCAACGTCAACTTCTTCGTTTAAAATATCGTCAACGATGTCGCTTAGTAGGCTTTCAGTTTTCTTATCCTTCTTGCTACCAAATCGTGCCATTGCACGTCTAATGTCATCTTCACCAACTGATGAGAGATCGTATTCTTTACCATTGAAACTAAATTTATGTTTCTTTGCAGCAATAGCTTGATCTCTAGCTGTATTAAATGCATTTTGCTCTGCAATTTTACGACCAAAGTATTGAATGCCTGATGTAATAGCTGCTTCGTCTAGGCCGTTTAGGAATCCGACAACAGCATCTCGGCTCTTGCCAGCGACCTTAGCAAATTCTTCTAGCTTAGATTCAATTGTATCATAGCTAGTCATGCCTTCTAGCTTAATACCAATTTCTTCAGCTAGAGCTTTTAGCAGCTTTTCGTCAAGATCGGTCTTAGCAGGGACATTTTCTTGAACTTCTTCTACTGCTTCATACTTCATAGTGCCGCATTCGTCCATGTAGCTCTTAGCGGCTGTGATTACGATTGGCATAACATGATCATCATCATATGCAAAACGGGTGTCCATTCTGTAGCGGTTCATGCACTCGCCAACAGCTTCATCCATTGTGTAACCACTGTCCATTAGCTTACGAACAGTTGATTCTAGCATTTCTTTCATAGCCACATAAGCTGGGCTTTCAGCATACATGCCTTCGTTAATCATTGTTTCAACTACATCCTTAATGCCTAAAAACTTAGCATAGTCTGGCTCAAGATGAAACATCTTGTTTGTGCCACGAAGTTTAATAATTGCCTTCTCAGCTGACTCTAGTACTTTTTCTAGCTTTTCCTTCCTAGGGAAGCCCTTTGAAATGGATATGCCGAACTGCTCCTTAAGAACAGAATTAATTTTCTTAATTTTTCTGTTAGGAGTTTCTCTAAAATCTTGTAAAAACATAATATTAATCCCTGCTATTGGTTATTACACTTATTTATCAGAAAACGCAGGAATTTTTATCTTATTTCAGAGTAGCGAGTTCTCGGTTAACATGTTTTAACTGTTGTATAGCTATATCAAGTCGTGTAATAACAACTTCGCGCCGAAACTCGTCTTTAGTGGTACCAATTGTGTGTCTATAGTACATGCAGTCTGTGCTTAACTTATGATACATACCTATCATAGTTTGAGCAAAATTAAGGTTTACACTCTTTCTAGAGTTTAGCGCATTACATATGTTATTAGCTAGTATGTAACCAGGGATATCTAATAATAATGCTTTCTTTTTAGTGTACTCAACTAGGTTATAGAACCCATCGTTATTTTTTTCAATAACATAAACCCCACGCTCAATGATCTTATCTGTTAAGCGTTCTAGTTTTTTAGCTAGCTCGTATTTGTTAAAGTTGAGCTCTTTGCGGGTAGATTCGGTAACCAACATTTTCATTCCTGCGTACTTTGCTAAGAACATTCTTCTTATATAAATCTTCAGCAATATAAGATTCTCGTTCTGACAGTTTACTTATATTCAAAAAACCTTCAAATTCTGCTTTACTGAACAAGTTAGCTTCTTCTCTGCTAATAATACACAGCAGGTTATTTTTACCTTTTACTGCTCTCATATTTTACTATATGGTAACAAGTCACCATACTCCTTCCAGTTACTATCCGGGTATGAGTCTAGTTGCTTTATGATATGATTAGCAACTCTTTTTTGCCAATCTACCCCGGCATGTTTTAAATCTCTAGCTAGTGGTTCACTATTTAAAATCCTTTGATCGGTTGGATGTATATCTGTATAAATGGTGTCAGCGTATGCAAAAGGAATACTTAAATAATTTGCAAGTAGTTTAAGGGTCTGAGCATTACGCCGCTGCATCAGGTATGACGTGAACGGAATTGATTCTACTAATTGTTTAGTAGTTTTGTTTGGTCTGTCTTCATTATGTTCTACATCGTGCCATAAATTTACCAAACGATAATTTGTTGGTGGGGGCATATGTGTTTCTTGCGGAACAAAAAAGTCTATTCTACCGGGCGGGGGTAATAACACACAAATAGCTCTAGGTCGCCAAATTTCATCTACTAGCCAGTTAGTAGCATATATGGATGCTATATCTAACCCCATTCCAGGAACACCAAGATTGTAAACAGGTATGTCAAAATGTTTTGAAACCATATCAGGCCAAGTATACTCTTCAGGTAAGCCAACACCATAAGTAAAACTACAACCAAAACACACAATAGGTCTGTCTTCTTCATCAAAATGTTTTGATCTAAAACCCTGTGAATTTATTTTGTATTCTATTTTAGTTTTAACATTACCTTCTTCATCAGCCCAGCCGCCATGTAGTAATTTTTCTTTTGCTACTGGGTCTAGAAAATTTTTATCAAATTCAGTTTTAGAATCAGGAAACATAAAATCAGCGGCATAATATTCCTCTGGATCTTTTCTCCATTCGCCCGTAAATGTTGATGACATAATTGAACGACGAACTATATCACGCAGGTACTGCGGATTTTCGTTGAACATCTTATTTAGATCTAAAAAGTTTTGAAAATACATGCGCTTACTTTTTCTTTGTTTTTTTCTTCTTTGGCTTATAGATACTAGGATCGGGTCGCTTGATAACAGCCCCCAATGGCTGTGCCACAACTGCTATACTACCCGATGTAGTTTCAACTATAATATCATTAATCTTCACTTAAACATCTCCCACTTGATTCAATAATACCATATTGTTTTTCAAGCAAATACTTTCTTGTTGCATTGCTATTTACACAAAGTAAATCGCTAGCTTTGGTTTTCCAGATGTTAGGTAATAATCCGTGTACTAATAATACACATGCTACTTTCCATGATCTTAACAAGTGTTCAAAATAACCATAGCCTGTTTCCGACAAATGACTCATAAAATTACCTCTTAGTATAATCGAGAATTTACAACTTCCCAATTAATAATACGCCAAGTATTGTTTAAGTACTTTGCCTTATCACTTTGATAGTCTAATGCCCATGCATGTTCCCACCAGTCTACTAGTAGTGCTATATCATTTTTGATTTGGTGATTAGTAATGGTTTTGATCTCACCTTTTTTACTCAAGTATACCCATCCGCTGCCTTGAATAGACATTGCTGTTTCAGTAAACTTTTCTTTGAATAAATCAAAGTCCCCAAATTTGCTTTCAATTAATTCCTTACTTGCACCCGTAGGCTTATTACTGCCCTTTGGTGGTTGTAGTTGCGGAAAGAAAACATTGTGAAGATATGCACCTGCTTCGTTAAACTTAGCATCGCCTTCGCCTGCATTATATTTTTTAACATAACCAGCAGCTAGTTTACCATAGTGGTAATCAATAGTTGCTTCGCTCATCACAGGCGCAAGATCAGATTTAGCGTAAGGAAGTTTTTCCTGTACTAGTTGCTGTTTTGCTTCTATTAAAAAATCATTAAGTTTCATTTCTTTCCGCCCTTCATGTTAGCACACCAGTGATACATTTTACCCTTCTCGCCGCCATACTTACGAGCTTTAGCTCGTAAATCTGTTACGCTGCCTTTGCAACTCGCACCAGCACGTTTAACACGGCCAGGGCGACTCTTGCCTTTTACATTACCGTCTGCAAAGTTTTCTTTTACTTCATTGGCCAAAATAACTTCTAGCACTTTAACTTGACTAGGGTCAAGGATAACATAACTGATGTTACCTTTGTCTTCGTAGCGGTTTTTGTAAACAAAGCCGTCATAACCTAGTTCTCGTACTTTTGCTATAAGTGCTGCACGAAGTTCTGCAGGATCTTGTAGCATTGTAATCTTTTCCATTTCTTCTTGCGACAGTAATTTCTTATCTCTCAAATCAAATGCATATACACGATCATAGTGTATACCCGGAAAGTCTTTAATAGTAAACGGATTGCGAATATCCAACTGAACTTTGTAGATTTTACCGTTTGCGTTCTTCTTGTAGTCCATGCGGTCTCTAGCAGCTTTTTCGGTGCCAAAGTGAGTCAGTGGACGAAACTGTGTGATATCATCCGTTGTGCCGTGATAAGCAATAATGGGTGTTACTACTTCAGCTATTTTCATTTCTTTGCTAGCTCTATGGTTAGATATGGATTGCCGTCGGCACCAATAACAGATTTTTCTCCAGCAACTTCATAGTCTGGCATTAGCTTTGTAGCACGGCGTACTAGTGTTCTATAAAGTTTCACTCTACTCTCATCATCTGCTTTACTAGCGATAATAACACCTGTAGGGTCTTGATTTGCTACTTCTTGCTGTAGAATGTTTGCTACTGTACTAAACACACGAACGGCGTCACCTGTGCCGGTTACACCTGTTTCAGGCTTGCCGGTTTTCATGTCAGTTAAATCGAAATGTATTTCTAATTTGTTTTCAGTTTCACTACGACGATTGAACACTTGTACTCTGTATAGTTGTCCTGCATCTGTCTGGAAACGATATGCACGTTTGTCAGGTGTTTTTACATTTCGAATGTAGTCATATGGACTGTCAGCTATTTCACTTAATGCACTGAATAGTCTGCCTGGCAATTTAGGTTGTTGTGAATTAAATACTTTGCTTAATCCACGATCTGCTAGATTTTTAGCTGTATCTAATTTTGGAACTTTAACGTTATCTCGTGTCAAGTAGAATGTAGTAAACAATGAGCTTTTCAATTTTTTTACAAAATTATATCCGGGCAATGATTTACCTGCTTGTGATGCCAACATATTATATAATTTAATACGACTTGGTTCATTGTTATCGGCAGCAAACATTAGAATTTCAGGTTGATTTTGAGCTACATAATCCTTTACGATATTAACCACAGTACCAAACACTTTTCGCGAATCACCTGTACCTGTAATATCATCTTTGGGCTGATTATTCTCACCACGAGCCATAAAACTTACTTCAACCTTCTTATCGCCCTTAAACACAGCTTTGTAATCATTGCCTGCATCAGTAATGAAATAGTAAGCATTGTTCTTAAATTCATATGGATATGAACTGTCAAGTGCTTCAGCTACTTTACCTTCTGGTGGCTTAGTGTGAATTTCTGGTTCTTCGTGACTGCCCGAAATGTCCTTATACACAACGCCTAACTTATCAAATACTTTCTTCATTCGCTCCATCTCTTCTGGGGAAGCAAATGTAATAGTCATGTCTGACGGGCCTACACCTAACTCATGCTTAT